TTAACCTTAGATAATGAAGATAATGAGGAATGGAAAAAGAAAACAAACTAATATGAAATACGATAAATATTTGTTTCATTGCTCAATGCTCCCTTTATTGACCACAAAGAGTAGAGTTAAGGGAGAGTTATCTGAAACCTGTAAGACAGAGCTTACCAAGATTTGGATAGAGAGTGAGTATGGCAGAGCCCGTGATGTAACTACAAAGTTTACAGAGAAAGGGATTATCTGTGAACAGGATAGTATTGATTTGTTAAATAAGAAATTGGCGAGTAGTTTTGTTAAAAATACAGAGTTATTAAAGAATGACTACATTACTGGTACTCCCGATATTAGGGATACGGCTATTTGGGATATAAAGACAAGTTGGGATTTGCTCTCATACGTTCAATCTGATTTTGATAAAGCTAAAAAGACCTACTACTACCAGCTCTTGGGTTATATGGCGCTTGTTGGGGCTAAGAGTGGGCATATTGCCTATTGTCTTGTGGATACTCCTGATAGCTTTATAAGAGATGAACTGTACAGGTTTTCATTCCAACACGACCCAGAGAGTGCCGAATACAAGGAAAAGGAACAGGAGATTATTAAGAACATGAAGTTTGGAGATATACCAGAAGAAAAGAGGGTTAAGATATTTGATTTTGAGTTTGACCAAAAAGCGATTGATGAGGTTTATGAAAAGGTTAAGGAATGGAGAAAGTTTTTAAATGATTTACACCTGTGAGAAATATTATAACGGGTTTGCGTCTGTAAGGTCTTTTGTTATGGAGTTGGCTAATAAAAGACATGAGGTGGTTGAAATAACATTAGACGGGGATTTGGTTCCTTATGCTATGCGAGGACAGAAAATGAGAATAAATAGCAAGACTCCATATAGAATATCTCCCTATGTACAAACAGCTAAATATGACGGTAAGAATATTAAAGCAGGGCAGAAGTATTATCTATGGGATTATAAGTGGGAGCCAATGAAAGAAGTACCAAAAGAAGCAACTATGGACGGTAAATTAGCTATGTTAGAGGCTTGGAAAAATCTTAACAAGCCTAAACAAATGGATTTGACAAAAATATAAACAAAGAGTAGGATAATATATCGGGATTGAAATTTAGGGGCTAAGTAGATTTCATTGATTTCAGCTTGTCCCTAAGTTTGAGGAACGACTATAGTAATAAATTAAATTAAATTCAATATGGCGACAAATTTAGACTACCAAAAAGACGCTTTCAAAAAGTTAACTTCCGATATAGACAAGTATAAATATTTAGAAAAACTTCGTAATGTTCTTCGTGATATTCAAAAATTATCTTGGCGTATAACTCAATTTGATAAAAAATTCTCGCTTGAAAATACAGACAAACAACATTATGAAGAATTATTGGACGCTTATCTAGAGTTTGGATTAGAAATTGATGATTTAGCTTTATGGGTAAGAGAAGATGAGATGAGAAAAAATAATCTATAAGTTTATATTAAATTAAATTAATGAAATACCGAAAAATAAATTCTAATTTTTGGGAAGATGGTTATATACTAGGACTTTCTAATGAGGAAAAATTACTCTTCTTGTATCTATTTACTAATTCTAAGGTTAATATGGTCGGTATATATGAATTACCTGATGTGATAATCTGTTCTAGTCTAGGGGCTAGTATAGAACAGTTATCAATAATGAAAGAGAAACTACAAAAAGACAATAAATATGCTTTCTATAAAGGTTGGGTGTTTGTTAATAACTTTTCAGAACATAATCATTTTTCAACTGTTACTAATGTTTTAGAAACTTACCTTAAAGATTTCAATGCTATACCCCAAGAAATCCTTAATTATTTCTTCCACACTCTTAAACTAGACTACATTCCCACTATTAAAAACAAGAAAGGTAATGAGGTTATTGTTATTGATATGGATATTGTTATTGTTAAGGACACTAGGGGGTACACTAGAACAGAGCCTTACAAAAGGATTGGGGCTAGAACTATAGAAGAGAGAGTAAATCCTGATGATGTTCCTATATGAGTCCTATAATAATATCAACAACATTTAGGTATATAATACTGTATAATAGTAAGTATGAAGCTAAGTAAAAAAGAATTAAAGGAAGTTCGTGAGTGTAAGTATTGCGATGGGGTAGCAATGCATAGAACAGAATGTTGGTTAAAGAGTTTCCAGATGATACCAACAGATTTACCTGACCTAACACCAATAAGAAAGTTAAAAGTTACCAAACTTAAAATACTAAAATGATAGAAGCACTAACCATTATCATAACTATTGGATTATTAATTTTTATAAGTTCATGGAGGTCAAAAGCGTAATATGAAATGTCCTGAATGTCAAAAAAAAGGAGATAAGTCAGAGATTTATATTGGAATGTCAACAAGAACTTTATTGGGTTGGCAACAATATTATGATAAAGACGGAATTTTACATGATAAAGACCCAAACCATACAACAACTGAATATGAATGTTCTAAAGGTCATAAATGGAAAGATATTAAATAACCATTATTAGTTTTAGCAAATATGAAGACTAAAGAAAAGAAATGTAAATGTGAAATAAAATATGCGTCTGACGGTAAGGTAAGATTTTGGAAAACTGATTGTCCAATCCATACGAAATCAGAAGTATGGTTAAATAAATCCCCAAAACCTAAAGAAAAGAAAGTAAGGATAGAGGAGCAAATAGAGGAAGTTTTAAGAAATAGAATACTTTATATTGGAAACGAAATTCCAAAATATTTTACAACTGATAAAAGAAGTAAGCAATTATATTCAGGCTATCCCCAACAGTTAATAGATGAATTAGTAAAAGTTATAAATTCTAAATAAATTATGAAGAAACAAAATGAATGGAAAATGAAAATGACTTTGCTTTGTGATAGACCCGTTATAAGAGCAAAAAACCTTTACGAACGATTAAACCCTAAAGAAAAACAAGCATTTCAATTCTATTATAAATGGAGTAAGTTATTATTCGGATAAATAATTATGAAGAACTTAAGAGAAGAAATAGAAAATATGATACTGACTTTCAAAGTTCGCACCGTGCTTCAAGAAGCCCAATCAGTTAAAGATATTAGCGAAATTGACTCAGGAACATTAACAAAAGAAAGTATAAATAGATTATTAAAACTTTTTGAAAAACACAAATTATGAAGAACTTAAGAGAAGAAATAATTGAGATATTAGGTAATGGAGTTTTCAAAGGAAAATTGTTTGAAGGACAATGTGGATTTTGGGCTGATACTCTTCTCTCCCTCTTTAAGCAACAGATGAAGGAGGAAATAAACAAAATAGAAAAGTTAGGAAGTTGGGAAGAAGGCAATTATGAATTGGTTATTTCTCATGAAGATTGGAAATCATTTAGAAAAAAACTATTAAAAAATATTGAGGGTTTATAAATTATTTATTTATATGGATATAATTAACGGTTTGGATGGACAATATGTTGTTTTTCAAGGAAAATTATTAAAAATAGTAGGAATTATTACCTCTGAAAATTGGTATAAAACGACAGATGGGTGGATAGAATATACTTTTGAAAATGGTATGAAAATAACAATGGGTAATAAAAATAGGTGAGAAAGTTAAAAGTTATAAAAATATTGAGGATTTATAAATATGAATACTTATAATAAAACACAATCTTTTTATAAAAATAAAGGAACTTTATTATTACCCCAAGAAAAACAGTCTAAAAGGATTTGTTTTAGATGCGAGAAAGAAACATCCGATACACCTTGTCCTTATTGTGGAGGCGGTGTATTTAAGTTTGAAGATTATAGTAAGTTAAAAGTTCCCCCCCAAAACATAAAAATATGAAAAATGAATGGTCAATAAAATTTAGAGTTAAAGATAGAAACCTCTTTAAAGTTCACAAGAAATCTATCTTGTGTGATATAAATCTTGAAGTTCCGACCGAATTACTTAATGGTTCTTATGGTTTGATATTAAGAAAAATAGAAGAAATTGAAAATGCAAAAAGGATTATGAAATTATATAAACAAACATAATAATATGAAAAAGTATCAAGTTACAAAAAAACAATGTCAAAAACATATAGACCAAGTAAATAATGTTTGTGATAGATGTGGTAGAAAAATTGTTCCTATAAAAACAGTTGATAATTCTCACAATCCTACTTATTGGGCTGGTTGTTTTCATGGAAGTAAAGATAAAGATGCTTTTGGTAATTTTACTTATGGAGTTCCAAAAGAAACATATAAATTAGCCTACAAGTTAGTTTTACAAGATAATTTATATTTAGGAATGAAAAAAGAAAAGGGTTCTGATTTTGAGTATTTATTTCAAAATGGAGTTAGTAAAATTTGTGGAATACTTAATGATATTGAATACATAAAAAATAATAAACCAAGATACACAAAAACCCAATTAAGAAAAGATTATATAAAATATTATAAATAACCCCCTCACAAGGGTAGGGAACTTTGAAAATTAGAGGATTGAAAGCTGGGACATTAGGTGCTGAAGAGGTTATCAGGTTGCGAAGCATGATATTGCCCACTAAACCCCAGCTTTTAACCCTTTAATTAGTTAGGGAATTATAAATTAAAATATTTTAAGTATGAATATAAAATTTGATTTGGACTATGACGGAATTCCTTTTATAGATTTAGAGGCTGATGACGATGATGTAGAAACAAAAATGCTACGAAAGTTTATTGAGGAAGCTAAAAAGAATGGGATAGTTCTTAAAGGTTGTGATGCAGAAAAAGATTGTGATAAACACGCAACAATAGAATTAAAAATTAGTTAGGGTAGGGAATTAGAAGTATGAAAAACTCTAAATCAATAGATAAAGGAAAGAAGAAACAGATAAGCCATATAAATAATGATTGGTTTTGGGCGAGTTCTGTCGGTCAGGACAGTATAGAAATAACACCTCTTAAATGGTGGGAACGAATACTATATTGGAAGTTTCCCGATAAAAGTTATAAATCAAAATGACTAACACTAAACCAATAGATAAAAAGATGAAAGCGGTTAAAACTGTAATTAAAATGGCTGAAAAGGGAGTTGGTCGTGATAAGTGTAAAAGTTATGCGGTTGGTTGTTCTAACTGTCAGGGTCAAATATTACTTGGTTGTTTGGATAATTTTCTTAATTTACTAATTTGGGAAAAACAAAGTGAATAAACCAATAGGGAATTAGAAGTTTATAAAGAGGATATGACCACTAATGAATCAAGAAGAAAACTGACTGAAGAAGAAAGAGTAATTAAAGAAATTGATTTTATAGCACAAGGTGAGAAAGATAGTGAAAAAGATATTTTATTTCTCGTCGAATATTGTTTGGATATACCTTGTCAATTATTTGTTAAGAAATAAACGCCCTGAAATAATATGGTAAACCTAAATAAACTACAGAGTGAAGCGGTTGAAAAGAAAATGAATTACATCTTTAGAAAGTGGGAGTTGGTAAAAGGAAAACTCTATATTGCTGGTGTTCAAGGTTGGATGAATTATTATATTAGAAAAACTTTAAATAGTGCCTACAAAGAAGGACAGAAGGGGGAGAGAAAATTAATAATTAAAGAAATAGACGAACTTGAAAATAGAATGGGTGAAACCTCAATGGAAGAATGGAGATTATTTAAACACATAAGAAATACTTTAAGAGATAATGTTAAAAATTTAGAGAAGAAATAATGAAAAATAAAGAGAAATGTAAACACCCGAAAATAGCAAGACACCCTTATGGATTTTGTAATAATTGTGGGAAAGAAATATCCAAAGAGAAACCCCAATTAGATTGGGAAGAAGACTTAATAATTTTAGGTTTAATGAACCTACAAAATAAAGATTGGAGAACTTATGAAGTTAAAAAGTTAATAAAATTTGTTAATTTATTGCTCCAAAAAACAAGGAGAAAAGTGGTGGAGGAAATAATTGGTAAACTAAAGAGACAAAGTTATTTATTTGGCCATAAGTGGCAGGTGCCTTCGAATAAAAGGTACACCGCCTATTGTCCGAAATGTCAGAAAGTATGTTAATACTTAAAGAAAAACTAAAATATATTATTTATGGAAGTTTGTTTGTTTTGTTAGGGTATATAATTGGAGGTTTATGGTAGTTTAGTATGTGAACAAGGGAAATACCCGCCAAAAGACAGTTGTGTAAAGTTTACCAACAGGTTGCTAATCCGAAGTCACCGAGAAAAGAATGGCGGAATGTACGTTCAAGTCGTACAGCTACCACCACGCTGAATAATCTGTGATAGTTCAGCAAGTACCAGAACTGAGGACTCTGGGTCTTATCTCCCGCTCTAGGGCTTTCCTTGGGGCGGATAAAAGTACATACACGGGAGTTCCGTGAAAGTACGATAGAGATGGAGTAAAATCCTACCTCTGGAGTACATTTCTAAATTATAGATTGGCACAGATGCGATTTAGACACTTAACTCCCCGCCTTATTTAATTATGATTATATCTAATCCTTGCCCGATTTGTAGTTACCCCTTAAGAGAAAGTATAGGTTATCTAACATGCGAGAATTGTGGTAAAGTTATTTATAGAATTAACACCAAGAAGAAGAAAGTTAAAAGAATAGTAAACTGATATGGACGAAGTTCTAACTAAAACATTTACTTTTATGAAGTTCCCCAAGCCCATTAAGAAACCTAAAAAAACAATGAAGGACTACATAAAAACACGTAAACTACTCAAGCTAAAATCAAAATCTAAAGGGGTTAAGGTTAAAAAGGTAAAGTTGCCAAAGGAAAAGACAAGAAGTAAGTTGATTAAAGAAGAAAGAGAAATATTAAAAAAAGAATTTCAAAAAAAAGGAATAACATCTTGTGAATTAAGATTTAAGAATTGTTGGAAAACAAATGCTCTTGGTTTTTCCCATAAACATAAAAGAAATTGGTATCTCGGTAAAAACAATAAAGAACTATTATGGGAATTTAATCAAGTTATTTTAGCTTGTAATTCTTGCCATTTTATTATAGAATATGATAAGGAATTAACTAAAAAAGTATTTAAAAAGTTAAGACCTTAAAAAATGCCTACAGGATTTTATAAACGTTCTGAAAAAGAATTAGACAGGTTAAGAAAAATGATGAAAGAAATTGGCTTAAGAAATGATTTGAAAGTAAAAAAAATATGCGAAGTATGTAAGAAATCATATCTATGTCACAATTTTAGAAAAAATACTTCTCGCTTTTGTTCAAGAGAATGTTTTTTAAAAGCATCAAGAATGGGTTTGATTATTTATTTTTCTAAAGGTCATATAAGAAAAATAAAAAGAATTGAATATAATTGTAAAGAATGTGGAAAAATTAAAACAATAGCCCCAAGTCAATATAAATATTATAAAAATGCTGGTAGTTTTTGTTCTTTAATATGTAAAAATAAAAATAAAAAATATAAAAAAGATATGGCTAATGTTTTTGTAGGTAGAATGCCAATTCCTATAAGAATAGGATATGGTACTAACAGACACGTAAAAGTATTCAATGGAAAATATCTTATAGGAAACAAAAATATATATTTTAGAAGTAAATGGGAAGCAAACTATGCTGTCTATTTAGATTTTCTAAAGAAAAATAATTCTATTAAAGATTGGTTATTTGAAAAAGATGTTTTTATCTTCCAAAAGATAAAGTTTGGAACAAGAAGTTATCGTCCAGATTTTAAAGTTTTTAATAATGATGGAACTTTTGAATATCATGAAATAAAAGGATGGATGGATAAAAAATCTAAAACTAAATTAAACAGAATGAGAATATATTTCCCTAATATTAAAATGGTCTTAATTCAACAAAATGAATATAGAGAAATTATGAAATACAAAAATTTATTAAAATTTTATTGAAAATAAAAGCTAACGGGACAACAAAGTTTTCAATTGGAGATATAAAACTTTTAATACAAAATTTTAGCAATATTTGGAGATAAAAACATGCCACTAACAAAACCACTCTTTCATTTCAAAAATAAGTGTCTTCTATGTCAAAAACCCTGCCGTAATAAATACTGTAATAGAATATGTCGTGAGATAGCTTTTCTTAGGCGAAGATTTGATATTTTAGATAAATATAGAAGGCGGCTTGATATTATTATTAAATACTATTCTACTTAGATTTTATCTTTGGCGGTTTTGGTTGCCCGAACCAGCTTTTTCTCCTTACCAACTTCTCCAGTGTCTCTCTTGATATATGGTTTACACCAAGTAGTGCTAAATTATGAAAACGGTTAGCTTCTTTTCTTTGGTTCCATTCAATATCAATCTGTTTTCTTTTAGCTTTTTCCATTATATTCCACCTAATTTAGTTGAAATTTTATAAAGTCCCGAACTTGTTAATGCAACTATTAAACCATTTTCAATACCCGATATCCCAAATAACTTGAGAAACCCAAACACTACTCCTAAAACTATAGCAAAACAAAAATACATAAAAGACTTCTTGTCTGGGTTCTCAAAGAGTTTAACCCCGTTTATGAAACCAATGACGACGGCAACACTTGTTAATTGTTCCATTTTATATCATCTCCTTTTATTTAATCCCTTGCAATGTTTCAAGGGCTTGAACTTTTAACGCTAACTCTCCATAGCGGGCTTCAACGCTGACTAATTTTTGTAAAATAATTTCTTGATTTTTATTCATTATGTCTACTTTCTGGGTAAGCAGTTGAATTTGGGTTGAAAGTCCAAAATAAAGAGTAGCAAAAGCGAATATAGATGCTATTACGGATACCGAAAAGGCTACTAAATTATCAATTCTCCAAATTGGTAAATTATGTTTTGTCATTTAAGTTTTATTTGTTTTAATTTATTAAAAAGCAAGACTAAGACATCGGCTATAGTTAATTGTTCAATAGTGCTTTGAGATTTACATTCTAAAAGAGCCTTGTTTAGCTCTCCTTTTGTTCTTGCGATTGCCTCAAGCCCACCCTGAATTTCTTTTAACCTTTTTTCGTATACCCCTACCATACCTTGCTGTTCTGACACTGTGTCGGATAGCTTTTGTATAAGCTCTCCCCGTAATTTATCGTTATTCAGCACTTGCTCCTTTAATCTGCTAACCTGTTCCATCCTGTTTTCTAACTCTGCTTGAGTATTGCCAAGTTGGGTTTGGATATCTGTAATGCGACTTTTTAGGCCTGCCACTACCCTTTGAACATCTTCAAAAGAGGTAGATGCTGGGTCACTTGAAATCTCCAAATATTTAACCATTTCGTCCCATTTGGTTGAGTTACCAACCAACTTTTCATAAAGAGAACCTTCTATCGTGATATTTGTGTTTGGCATAGGTTGTGTTCCGTTATAATTTCTAACTTCATCAACGTATTCCTGCGGATTAACTGCGCCGAAATATCCGTTGTTATAATCTTGAACTTCGTGTTGACTATTAAGTATCTTAATTTTTTTAACTGTCCAATGAAGATGAGCTCCAGTTGAATTTCCCGTATTATCAGAAATTGCCATTGATTCTCCTTGTTTTTTCTCAGTAAAGGTTTCTATTGAATGACAGTGAGCGAATGTATGTTTCCAAAGACTTTTGGCTTTAGTTATTACTTCAAAATATATACCATATCCTGGGGGGTCAATACTTTGTTTATAGAATTGAACATTTTGAGGAGCAATAATATATCTTTGTCCAACTGGAGTATCAGGATATTTTGTTTTAATATCCCATCCATTATGTGCTTTAAGACCAAATTTCTTATACATATTGGGGTTTTCTCCAAATTCTTGAGTTAATTGAAATGGGTCTATAGGTAATAATAACTTCATATAATTTATCTAAACCAACTTCTAACTGTATTTATAGCATTTTGTACGATACTTGATGCCTTGCTCTGTTTAGGGGCGGCGGTTTCTTTATATTCGCCATCCAATAAAGACATGAATTCTATGAATGTAACCATATTCTTATATTAACTAATTAACTTTAATTTTCAAATCAACTATTTATAAAGTTTTCTCATCTCGGCCTTTACCTCGTCAGTTACAATCCCAGCCTGAATGAGTAGTTTAAGATGTTTAGGTTGGTTTTTTAGAACAAAACTATCAAGTCTGTCCAAGACCGCCTGTGCCCTTGCCGTTGGGTCATCAATCGTTAAAAGTTCCCTATCGGCTTTCATAATTCCCAACTTCTCCAACTTTCTGTACTTCTCCGCCTGAGCAATAACCTCATCAGTTGCCAGTCCTGAAGATTTTATTTTCTCTATAACGGTCTTATCTTTCTTAGCCTTCTTGATTTCAGTTAACAGTAGGTCAGCCTTATCGGTAACTGAAACATTATCAAGTAGCTTAGGATTAATCCCTTTCCCTGCGTCATACTGGACTATCATAGTGTCTAAATTATTTTTCTCCGTTCCGCCATAGGTTTGACCTCCTGCTCCAAAGAACATTGGTATTCCAAAAGGAATTGATGAGGGGTCGTCATTATAAAGGTCGGCCATATCCTGAATAAACATTGGGATTATTCGCTTGATGATTTCCTGTTTGGCGTCAAACGGTTGTCCTTCAAAACTTGTTCCTTTAGACCAGTTAAGAAAAAAAGACATAACGGGAGCAGTCTTATTTTCAAAATAAGTATTAATTAAATCATATCTTGTCAAAGGTTTATATCCTTCCCCCAGTTTAATCTTCTTTCCAGTTATGGAACTTGTAAGTTCTCCTTTGATAAGCCTTGCCAAAAGTACAATTGGCTGTTGAAATCCGCCTAAGATATCTATTCTCGTATTTCCTTTTTTAAGTTTAAGAAAGTCTGAATTAGTTGGGTCAGTTACTACTTCAAACCCCCCAAGTTTTCCCAGCTCAAGTAGAGTCGCACTTCCAGCAACATAAGCAAATAAAGTTTTAAGGGCTTCCTTTCTGACAGCGGGTTGAAGTTTTGTATAGTATAGAGGATTTAGTAATTGAATTCGGGAAGCCAGAAGTCGTGGTGAGAATAATACCGAGGTAACTTCTGTTCCTACTTTCTCAAGTAGCCCTAAAGTTCCCCTCCCCGTCATGGCATTTATGAACTTAGCCATATCTTTCAGGTATCTTGGGTCTCCAATATCCCCAGTTCTCTTTCCGACTTCAACCATCTTATTGAATACATCAGCCCTCATTTTGTTAGCAAATCCTGTATAAGCTCTTGCTGACGCTCTTACAAATTTTCCAATTATAGGAATTTTCTCAGCTAAAGATGACCTGAACTGTTCCTCACGTTTTTCCAACTGTTCTCCTAAATTCATGATAGAAAGTTTATTCTCCCTCATCATTTGGTAATTGGGACTTTTAACGATGCTTTCATTAAGTTCATTAACAGCTTTTTCTGAGAAAAAATACTTGAATTGTTCCTTAAAAGCTCCCGCCCATTCTTTAGGATGACGATATCCTCCAAATATCCCCTGTCTAAGACCAAAAGACATATCAAATCCTCCAGCAAGTAGTGAGCGTGGGATAGAGAGTGCGTCTCCAAAAAACGACATAACTTTTTCCATTACAGGTCTTTTATCCAGTATCGCCTTAGTAAATTCTTCTCCAAATACATCACTTAATAATGAGAGTTCATTCTTGGTTGGTAGAGCTGTTCCCTCTTTGCCAAACATCTTGACTAAAGCGTTGTTGGCTGTCACTTTTTCCCAATCAGTTATAACAGGTGAAGTCTTTACTTGGTCAAATAAGGAATCAATGGTTGGTTGGTCAACAGTTTTTCTTAGGGTTTCAAATTGAACCTTCGGGAGTTGTCCTTTAAGTTTTACTAGTTGTTCATAAAAACCCTTTTCCCCAGATACAGTTTCTCCTGTCTTGGTAAACTCTCCAATTCTTGCTCCACGTTCCTTTGTGTATAAACTCTCCTGCGTTTGACGTAAAGGTTTAAGAGCTTCAATTACTTTGTTAATTGGTGGAACTTCAGGTGGTGGAGGAATAACTGGTTCAGGTGGTATAGCCCCACCTGGAGTAGTCGGCAATATTTTAGGTAATGGTTTTCCCGCTTTACCCAGCACTTGGCTCATCAACTCTTCGTGTGGAATTCCCATCTGGTCGGCTACCGCCTGAGATGAAGGAAGTTTTCCGATTGCTGGAACCCCAACTTGATACTTTTCATTCTGCTTGACAAGGGCAGTAAATCTGTCAAGGTCTTTTTGGAAAGGTACTTGTGGTATTTCTACTCCTCCCTGTACTGGGGGTTGTTTTAGTCTTAATCTTTCTTCTGGGGTTATGGGTTTGATAGATAGACCCATTGGTATATCTTCAATCCTGTATCCTCCTTTAGGCATCTTTAAATCTTCTCTCGCTTTAGCATACCAAATAGGCTCTTTCTTTCCTCCAGTAACAATAGGTCGTTTTTGGTATTTGTCTATTTCGCTATAAAAGACTTCTTCTCTTGGTTTAGGTTTAGTAAATTGTCCTAATTCATTTCTAAAAAATTCTTTTGAAGCAGTAATAGCTTCCTTATCAGTTGCCTTAGGAAATACTTTTTTATAAGCATTTATAATGGAAGAAAGTATTTTACCAGCCGTATAACCCAATGCTCCTACTCCTCCCCCTAAAACTGCTCCCCCCGCCCCACCTATCGCAGTTGAACCAGCGACCCTTTTAGTATATTCTAATAAGTTTTTTTCATCCTGATTTTCTTGTAATCCTCCAGTCAGTCCATAAGCACCTCCAAATTTTCCAAAACCTAATGCTCCTTTACCTATAGATTTTAATAAGGTTTTTTTTCCTACTTCTTTAACAATAGTTTTAACTGCTCCTCCACCAAACGGAAGCATGATTGCGTTTAAAATTCCAGTTCCTAATTGTCCAACGTCTCCTAAAGTTTTTTGAATAGGAACTTTTTGTCCTCCTACTGTTCTTCCTAAGTCTAACGACAACTTTGTTCCTCCTCCAACAATATCTCTCGGAATATTAGCAAACCCTTCAAGTAATGGTTTACCTAAATAGTCATATCCCCAATCTAATCCTTTGTATCCTGTTTGAATTTTTGGAAGTACAACTGGTTTGTAGGGTTCCTGCATAAATGAACTTATTTTCTGTACTGGTTGTTCAAATTTAAGAAGTGTTTGAGAAGCTTGTGGGTTTTGTGTTGCCCAATTTTGTATACCAGTTTGAGCCGTCTTGATAGGATTTTGAATAAAAGAACTAACTCCTCCCGCAAGGTTGCCTAATTTTCTTTTGATTGCTGAGATTAAATTCATACATAGTTTTTACTGTAATAATGATGCAATAGTTTGTTCTCCAGTTTCAGGTGTTATTTGATTTCCAACATATCCTTTATTAGACGATAAAGTCTGTGCGGTAGGTTTAACGTAAGGAAGAAGCCCAAGTAATCTGTTCTTTCTTTGTTCCTCTGCCGATTGAGCCATCTGGGCCGCTTGGAATTGAGTTGTAATAGTATCTTTCTTAGCTGCCATTCTGTCATTTAACATCTTCATTAAACTATCAAGTCCTACTCCTGCATATTGGGCAGACCGCATTAGCTTTGTAAGTTGCTCTCTAAGTGGTTGAGCTCTTGCGGAAATCAGCCTTCTTCTCTGGTCTTCAGTCATCAATACATTTCCAGCCTCTCTTGTTACCTGTCCATCAATGGCTTCAATCTCATCAGTTACAGATAATACTTGGGTATTCAAATCATTAAGAACTGCCTGTTGTTTGGTAACTCCAAGTTCTTCAGCCATCTTGGTATATGCAGCATCAAGGTCTTCTGTAGGCATATTAGCTATTTGGTTTGAAGTAGCCATTAACTCCTGAAGTATCATATCCCGTACTTCCTGATTTTGCAGTCCTGTAAACATTTGTCCTTGTTCTCCAACTGCTCCTCCTCCACTACCAGCAAATATACCCTCAGGAGTTGTAGGTAATTCTGGAGTTTTAATTGGAGGTTTAATTGGAGGTTTAGTTGTTGGAGCTCCAAAGATATTTGAACCACCTTTATCAGTTCTTTGTTTTCCAAGTAAATCACTTAACTTTTCGGTTAATCCTATCTCTTTAGTTCCCCAACTTCCAACTGGAGCTTGAACCTTACTATATACATCTCCAAGAGCTTTAGCTCCTGGAAGAAATGTTCCAGCAATATTTAAACCTTTTTGTAACCAGTCTGTCTTTGGTAAGTTGGTAGCACTTCCCCTATCTCCAGCTTGAACTTCTCCACGTCTTTGAATAGCCGCTCCTAAATCAGCAACACCTTTAGTAAGTCCTTGTCCTATTGAACTGGCTGTCTCTTGTAATTTTCTCTGTAGAGCTCCCATATTAAATATCTGAGGTTGTGCTGGAGTTGGAACTGGTGTTGGAACTGGAGTTACTGCTGGAGTAGTTGCTTTTCTTTGAGCTTCTTGTGCTGCTTGTTCGGCCTTATATGCGTTCCAAGAAGGGTCTCCCCATTCAGCTTCATAAATTCCCCTTGAAGGGTCAACTATTTTATAAGTTCTTCCGCTAATAGTAATTTTATCACCTACATTTTTTCCTCTTGTTAAATCTGCGTCAGAACCACCTGTCGGTGCTGGTTGTTGTCCTCCGCCACCACCTGAAGTTCCACCAATGGTTGCCGAAGTTTTTAATTGTGCTGAAGAATCTTTAACTGGGCCTTCTCCAATAAATTTATCAATTTGGGACAATTGTTGTTGCTGTTGAGCTGTCGGTGGTTTTACACGAGATATCAATTTAGAGGCTTCTGATTGTTGAGGTTGAAAAAATGACTGTACTTTTCTAACTATGGCGTTCCACATAAATATAATGAAATGTTAATAGAACCAATAATAATTACTATTATCTAAATAATCAAATCAACTGACGTTGGTTGCTATACCTTTTGTAAAAACAATAGTTCCTGAAGTAGTTGTTGTTCCACCAAAATCAACTGTTTTAATATAAACAACAGTTCCGTCAACTCCTACTGTTCCACCTACTGAATATGCTATTGGATTAACCGTACCCCCTGTTAAAGATGGCGTACCAATAGTCGGAGTTACTAAATTAAGACTGGTCGCAGTTCCGCCTATTATTGTTGGAGTTCCAAAAGTACCTAAGCTATATGTCCCACCCGTAATGGTAGGAGTTCCAAGTGTAAGAGTATTTGCCGTACCACCAGTTGAAGCCATCGTTCCTATTGTTGGGGTAACTAACTTCATACTGGTTGCCGTTCCTCCGTTATATACCATATTTGTAAGCGTTATTCCTGTAAGGTCATCTGCCCCTCCTGAAGTATGGGAGGCGGCATGAAGTTTAGTGTGATGCTGGTCTGACGTTACTCCACCCAAATCATTATGTAAAACTGTTCCTGTGACCTCACGGGTTAAATCTATAGCGGGTTGGTCTAAATTATTATGATGATGAATGGTCGGTTCGGGTTCATCTTTCATCTCTGGGGTTCTAACCACCTTGACTTCCTTGCCATCTATAATGGTAAATTCATCTTTAGCCTCAAGTGATGGAGTTTTAATATTGTCGTCCATTATAAAAATTCCTCAGTATCTATTAACATTCCTAAACTGGTAATCTGTGGTGCTGTCGTTCCGTTTCCCACATTGGCAAGGGCCAATTGAAATTCTTTTGCCCTCCAGTCTACGGTAAATCTCTTCTCGGTTATTGCCCCGTCAGTTGTGTAGGAGGCAGTCCCAAGAGCCGTCCAACTTGAGGCATTATCAAGTTTATACTCTACCGCTACAGACTCACCTGTCGCCAAAGGCCTGAAAGAAGCCTTGACTATTTTTGCGTATTTTCCTTTATAAGGTTGTTTGTCATCAAAAACCATAGACTCAAAACGGGAAGAAGTATAATAAAGAGACGTTGAGATTTGGTCTACTCCCACAGTTCCCGCCCCATTCTGCCACCCTATGTAAAATTGGGAAGGACTGACTCCCTTAACTGCCCCGATTATAACCGCTGTTCCCTGATTAGTAGTTCCTGAAATCGGGTAGTCAAAATTAAGACTGTTTGAATAGTTCTTGTTTATCTGTCCGTAAGAGTAGACGCCCCTGTAAACTGTAGTTGAATCCCCATTTGAAACGGCAAAGTAAGGAATACCATTTTGGACTGTTACTGCCCCAGGATAAACTTCAATATACTTTCCCACTCCGACAAATGGGATACGTTTTAATTTAACTAGGTTCCCATTCCAGGCATACATGTTGCCGTGAATCCCCGCCCAAATATAGAGGTTGTTCTGGTGAAAGAGCATCGCATTAACTCCGCCCTCGTTGATTTCTATTATATCGTTATAAGTCGTTGCAGTCCCGTCCCACAGGAAGATTTTAGAATTTCCTACAGCGTTGATACTATCTCCTTGATAAGTACCTATCGCCAGAAACTTACCAGTTATCGCCGTAAGGCATCTGATGTGATAACCAGGCGGGAGGGTAAGAGAATTATAAGTATAGGTTGTCCCATCATAGGTTGAGAGATAACGCCCATTTCCAATACAGATGTAGTTTATGAAATTTGTCATTGGAAGCCATGTTTCATATCCTACGCTTGTAATAGTCCCATAAGGGGTAGTTAATGATGGAGTTCCTGAAATTGGGCCGTAACGTGAAACAGCAGCACTTCCTCCAAGATATACATAATCATTAAAAAACTCCATTCCCTGACCTTGGGAAGTAGAGACTGTTCCTACAAGTGAGAATGTTCCAGTTCCTCCAGTTTTCTTGTAGAATTTTCCCGTATTCCCATAAAAGTAGACATCAGAGTTTACAGGTGAAATCCAGGTAATAAGGTCGGTATCTATTGTCCCTGAATTTTTAGTGGCAGCATAGTTAGTTTTTAAGACATCAGGGTCGCTGCGGTAATCCAAAGAAACTCCATTGTAGAAAGAGCCAGGTATTCCTACCTTACTTCCGTCAGCCAGTCCCGAATGGAAACGGTCTACAAGAAAATATTTTTGTGCTATATTATTTTCCTCCTTATTGAGTTGCTACGGGTGGTGGATTATTTGGGTCTGTTACACCTATCAATCTATAGCTTGAGATATATTGCCCCGTAGATTTATAACCATATCTCTGCTTCATTTTTTCCATACCATCTTTGAATTGTCTAAGATAGAAAGCAGCATGGTTATCTTCCCTCTTCAAAGTCCAATATCGTCCAACTGCCCCTAACCAAATAAGGTCATGAAAATCCTCTGGAAGCGAGGGCATTTCCCCTATTACATAAGTATCTCCCGATACACTTGCTCCACCAAAGGCTCTTTTTAGAGTAATAACTGTATTACTTGTACGGGATGTAATTTCGTACCACCAGTCATCAGTATCAAACTTGAAGTATCGTCCAACCATAGCCGCAGTCCAAGTTGTACTCCCTCCAGTTATAGCATATTTACTTGTAGTAATAGTGATAGAGGCGGTTCCCGTTGTATAGTCATCAACTGATAAATCCCTAACGGATTTTTCGTAAACTATCGTAACGGTTTTTCCAGCTGTAGAGGGAATGGGAAAGATTTGAATTTCTGTTTCATCATTTACAAAGTAGAATTCCGCTATGTTTGAAGTATAATCTGAACCATACTGATTTAACTTAGTCCAGTAATCCCAATCAGAAATTTCCTTAAGAGAATAGACAATATCAGAAACCGTTACTGAAACCGACTTAACTCTCTTTATATTGTAAGGAAAAGTATATGCCTGTTGAGATGCCACAGTTGAACAAGTTCCCGAAGTTTCCATAAAAGGCCAATTCCAATAGGAAAGAATATTCCTATGAACCATGTTAATATAACGTCCACCTCTTGTCACATTGGCAGTTGCTGTATCCTGCGTCTCATCCTGATAAATTGTATTCAAAGTTTGCCAGCTTAACATTTTTTATGTCCAACTTGTCTGGGGGGCAGTTACCCCAGTATAACTTGATTGGTTAATGGTTTGCCCAGTAAAAGTAGCGTGAGAGTCTTTGGGATTTCTCCCTCCATACTTATATCTGGCTCCAGTAACCCTGCCTCCATATTTAAGTCTTAATCCTCTAAGTCCTCCATATTTATATCGTCCCCAACGGTCTCCCTGAGAGAATGTAGTTTGATTTGTAGTATCTTGAGTAAAAGCTGTTTGATTTGACATAATTAAAGACTTTCCAGGTACGGAACCCAGTAGTCTTTAATGATTTTATCAACATCGTAGGCTTTTGTAAATTCAACTGCTTTTCTTTTATACTCCTCTTTATCTCCTTTATAGATTTTTTCTAACGCTTCTAAAATACTTTCCATTTTTGGGTGATATTGGTAAGAGGCTAAAGGTGTCCACCACTTCTCACTTGACTCAACCGCTATACCTGAGCCGAGAAGTTCGGGCATTGAAGTCCAGTTACCAACAATTACTGGCGTACCACACGCTTGACTTTCAATTACGGGAATTCCAAAACCTTCACCCATAGCAGGATTAAGTAAGACATCAAAAGACGAATAAAGTTTAGCCAAGTCCTCTGAGGAAAATTTAAAGAGATAATTATAATATGCCGTATGGATAAGTTTATCGGCTATCCCCAAGTGAATACAATATTCAATTAAGTTCATTCCCCCTTGTTCAGTTCCTACCGCTGTATGAAGATAGAGTCTTGCATTAGGTTTATCTTTGGCAAAATTAGCAAACGCCTCAAGAGACTGCTGAAATGATTTTCTTGAAGGTAGACTTTTATTCTGAGCTACCATTCCTACACAATAAGAGTCTTCTGGAATATTAAATATCTTACGGCTTTCTTTCTTATCTCTTGGATTAAAAATTTTAGTATCTATACAATGGGGAATATATAAGGCATCAATTCCTGCTCTTTTAAAAGCCCTCTGCCCATGTTTAGAATAAGCAATAACCTTGTAGGCTTCTCTTGCCCTAACTAAAACTGGAGGTGGAACTTCTTCATGGTCAACTGGACACCAACTTATCCACTTAACTTTGTTGGCAAAAAGAGAAGTATTCATCGGCCAAATATCCATCAGGGTAATCACAATATCTGCCTTAAAATCCTGACTGTGAGAAACTATACTATCTTCTCCCCAAGTACTGGCTATTATGGGATAACAGATAATCCCCCCCATATTAAGTATTCCACCCTGAAGTCCGTAGTAAGATGAAATTGCCATAGGATAACCTGTTTTTTGCAGTCCCTGAGTAACAAGAGCTGTCTGATTTCCATAACCTGTTGGAGTCCAAGCAGAATTGGAGTGCCAAAGTATCCGTAACTTTTTCCCAGATACATTTAATCCCTTTGAACTTTTGCCTTCTAAGTGAGTAAGTTTTGCTGTAGAACAGACAATTTTATATCCCGCCTCTTTTACCTTTTTACACCATTCCCTGTCGGATTCGTAGTGGGGAAACTTAATTTCATCCCATAGTCCAACTTTATCAATCACTTCTTTTTTTATCAGCATACAAGCTCCTGTAACCCATTCTACCTCTCTTACTTTATCGTACTGTCCTTTGTCCTCTTCACCCATTCCAGTATGTGCTCCAAATCCAAAAGCTCCTGCATGTTGGATTTTACCGTCTGGGAATTTAAGTATTGCACCTGCTACTCCATCCAAATCATCAACCATTTGTTTCAACCACCCGTCTTGGAGATTACCCATGCAGTCTGGGTTCAGAAGTAGAACATTACCTTGAGCCAGTTTTAACCCTTGATTAACCGCATGGGTAAAATTGTAATTCCTGTCGTTTATGATGTAATCTACTCCTTGTTTATTAAGGTAAGTTTTATCGTTTGAGTTATTGTCAATTACAATAATTTTATACTGATAACCTGCCTTAGATAACCCTTCAAAACATTTATCCAAGACCTCCTGCGAATTGTAGGTAACGATGATAATCGTAACAAAATCTTTCTTCTCTATTTTCTGGGTAACTTCTATGAAATTATCCAACTGTTTATCAAAATCTAAGTCTTTGGTGTACCATTCCCGATTATATTCCTCAATTCCTTTTTCCGTTATAATCTTTACCTCACACCCGCAGCGATAGGCTTCTTCAGGAAGGCCAGAATACCCGTCATAAGAGTAAAAGACTTTAGTACTTTTAAGAAGAGAAGACAATTCCTCTCTTGTTTTAGGATAGTCTAAAGTAATCTCCGTTAAGTCTTTAGTTTCTTTAACTCGTGGAATATCTTTTCCCTTTCCCACCCAAAAACAATTCTTGGTTCTTTCTGCTGTTGATGAATTATTAAAGAAATTTTCTATCACATCAATCTTTAATAGTGGAGCATCATAGGATATCTTATTCCAAGTAAAGACAGTTTCGCTGTAACTTTTTGCCCCACCTAAAAGTCCAGGAGTGTTTAGAACATACCTAACTACCTTCTTTGCCCCAAAAGGATTTCCCCAGACTATTTCAGGATAAACCGCTATAAAATCATCAGTTATATTTTTTGGGTCAAGGTAGAGAGTATTCCAATCTTTATTTACAATTGGATTTGAAACATAAGCCTCTTGTCCCCGTCTGTTAAGTAAGTGACAAAGTCTATGAAGAGCCCGTATTCCACCAGAGTTATTACGGTAATCAGGAGTCCAAATGAGATATTTACCCATTAATTCATCATAGCAGATTTTTATTTAAATTCAAAATTATAATATTTGGGCTCTCCACCCAAAGTCAAAATTAGATGTTGATGGAGCAACTTCACAATTAACAGTAAAGTATGTTGCTCCTATTGTATCAACCCAAATCGTTCCTATATCAGTTGTTGGATTTTCTCCACCCACAATACTTATATTATCAAGTGTTGGAGTAACCGCAAGTCCATGAGTGATAATTGCCGAAGTTGCTCCACTTGCAATAGTTCCTGTTCCTGAATTTTCGGTAACAAAACCAATTAAATTTTTGATTTTACCCATTGAGGTAGTAAATCCAGTTATAGCCCCAGTATTACCAGTAACATTTCCCCCTGAACAAAGAAAATTAGTCACGCCAGTTACAAATTTTATGCCCCAAGCCTGTGTTTTTACGACTTGGTCGTCATAAGCAATAAAATTATCAATACTTACGCTATCACAAAGTCCTATTGTCATAGCTCCATTACCACCTTGATCTGCAACTTGTACACTATTTCTAATAATTACACTATTAATATGAACCCGATTAAGTGAACCACTGGCATCTCCGCTAAATCCTATATACATTCCGTCAACAGCACTATTTTTAATATTTACTTTTCCTATTTGAATATTCTGACTTGCGCCAAATGAAGCAGACACAGAAATTCGTATTTGCGGTTTATATGAAACACCTGTTTTATATCCATCACTATTAACTTCTCCTACTTGAATATCGGTTAAAGCTAAGGAAGAGGCTGTCTCCAACTGTAATGAATACATACAGTCTTTTGCGTTGATTACTCCTATATTTATATGGTCTCCCCCATCCTGAATTGTCATAACCGAACCAGCTAAAGAATTTCCGTTAAGCACTCCAACCGTTGCGTGGCTATTGCGCTCTAAATCTAAACATCCAGCTCCACCTAATGCCGTATAGGAGTCTTTAGCATTAATGTATCCAATTCTATTATTTGGTCCATAATATAAAACTAAAGCACTATATTGACCAAAGTTTTTAGCCTGTAAATAAGGAAAGTAACCATTTGTAGAATACATCGCAATCGGGCAGGCTTGAAATTCTGTACCTGATGCTGAATAACCTTGATTGGCGTAATTTCCATCAATCCATCCATAGCACTCAATCGTTGTATTATCTATTACTTCCCCATTTCCAGTCCCTGCAATATTTCCTGCAAAAAATACTTGAAGTTGTAGAGAGGCGGCTTGCGTGATTGTTGCTCCTTTTTCAATGACAATATGGATATTATTGTTATTAAGGTCAGCGCCTATTTTCATTGTTTGAGCAACAGTATCGCCTACGGCATAATGAGCGACAGTAAAGGTATAGGTACTCCCGCCTTTTATTACTATTTTTCCACCACTTGTTGGAAGATTATTTATTGCATATTGTAGTGGTACGGCAAAATCGGTACTGGTTGAAACCGCTGTCCCTGTATCATCATAGGCTATGTAATTTGAACCGCTTTTAATAAGAGTAAAAGAGGCAGGATTAGCAGTGGCAATTATATCTGCCGCTGTACGAAGTTCGTTTACATGAGAAGGATAGATGTCGTCATCATCAGTTAATGTTTGAGAATTTGAATTATTTCCAGGTGTCCATAACATATTATTTTTAATAAATTAACATTATCTAAACCACATAACATATATGTTGGCTGTTCCTGTTGGAGAAGCTTGTTTAGTCCACGCTATAACTCCACCGTCTGAATTAAATGTTAATGCACCAAGTGCATAGTTACCTGACGCTGGTTGTAAACAAATATCTGAACCATCTGTACTATTGAAATTACCAGCTGCACCATTACCAAGTACAACTGAATGAGTTGTTCCATTAGTTAATCCAATTGAATGCGTTACGGTAGCGGAAATATTAGCAAATATAACAGCTGCTTTTGGAGTAAAACCCGCTCCAGTTAAGGTTTGATTACCTGATGCTGTTGCAACATCATAAGTATGTACTGTTACTTTAAACCTTGAATCTGAATATAATACTCCTGGATTAAAAACTGGCATATTATACTTCTATAAAATTAATAACAGAAGTCCCAGCAGTTACAATTCCAGTGACAACACCCGTATATAAACTTGAGCCTGTAATCTCCATAGCCCCTCCATTTGCATTAAGCCTATAACCACTATTTATATTAGCCAATGTTCCAAAAGCTATATAAGAATCTCCAGTCCCATCATTTGACATAAATAAAGCTCTTCTTGAAGTATTTGAGGCTCTTATTGTTCCAGAAGTATTTGTTAAAGCCACAGAACCATTTGCATTAACTGTAGCAGCTCCCACATAACTGTTAATATTTACTGTTCCAGCTTTCAACATATCCATTGTCCCTGCTTGTATCATCTTAACCGTATCTGTAGTACCAGCTATAACCATACTGACTGTAGCTGCCTTAACCATTGAAAGTGTTCCATCTTGAAGCATTTTATTCGTATCAATTGTACCTCCAGTTATCATAGAGACTGTGGCAGCTTTCACCATACTTAATGTACCGTCCTGAACCATCTTTATAGTGTCTACTGTTCCAGCCGTCATCATTGATACCGTTGCCGCTTTAACCATGTCTAAAGTACCAGCATTTACCATTGCTAAAGTTCCTGAAGTTTCTACCGTATTTATCGTACCAGCTTTTATTAAATCAACAGTTCCAGCTGTAAGCATAGATATTGTGTCAACGGTATTAACAGTTCCCGATGAAAGTTTATCTATTGTTCCAGCTTTAACCATACTTAAAGTACCATTTTTTATCATGTCTACCGTAGCTGCTTGTACCGTTCCGAGAGTTTGTACTGAAGTAATGGTTCCTAAAATTGCGATAACATTTACCGTTCCGACAACTCCTGTAATTGAAGCCAATGTTCCACCTGTTACATGAACTTGACGGGCTACAATACCTGTTCCACTTTCAACGAAAGATTGTTTTTGTCTGTCTCCTACACCAGTTGGTATAGCCATATTTTATTTAAGCAAAATACTAATGAAGAAAGTATAAGGTAGATTTAAAAAATTGTCTAATCAACTATTTACGAAGTCGTCTTTTCATAGCCATCATCATTCCGTTCTCCCTACCATGATTAGTGGGTTTTCTCATTTGAAGTCCCCTTGCCTCTTTTTCCATCTGGACAACACCTATCATTTTAGGCGGCATTTTATTTGATTTGTTCATATATTTCGGTAGCCCTTCCAAAAATCTTTTCTAACTTGGGAGCAATTTTCTCCAATTCTTTAACATCATTAACCAAAACATAACCTTCAATGGCCAATTTGTCTAAAATTGCTTTTTCTTTTTTAGTTAATTTATCCATTATTTGTAGCAATCAAACGTCTCAGTTCATCACTTGTGATTGGAACTTTAATTTTGATTCCTAACGCTTTCACTTTAGCAAATAATTCACTCCTTGACAAATCAACTACGGGTTTAACCTCTACGGGTTCAAGTTTCTTTAAGTCTGGGAATTCCTCCTCAACTTCAATTTTATCCTCAACCTCTGGTTTTACCTCTTTCTTAAATGATGTTGGTTTTCCTAAAATTTTTGCATAAAGTTCACTTCTTACTGCCTCATTATTTAATTCTTTTACCCGCCCTGCTCTAATAAGTTCTCGGTCAACCAAGTGTTTTGCTCCGTGCTCTGCTAAAAATTCTGGGAATGATTCTCTTTCTCCCGCTTTGACTATATAAGTTTCCTTTTCGTAAGAAAAAGTAAAATTGGTATCGGCATAGTTAAAGAAGATTATTGTATTGTACATAGCCATATTCTATAAATCACCCCCTTCAAAAGAAGACATAATTTTATGGTAGCAGATTTTTTTGAATAATTCAACAGCAATCGTCTGGAGAGAAATTTTCTCTCCAACGTGATTATTGTTAATCAATTCTTAAATAAACCTGATGTGCATAGTTCTGAGCACCCGCCTGAATTGCCTCACCGACTTTAACTTGCTGTATATCATTTGATATAACATCAATTCCACCCGATACACTACCATCGCTGATAAACGTGTATCCAGCTGCAATTGTTGCATCAGAAAAAAGTCCGACTACTCCCTTTGTCTGTAACCATCCGAAATACCCAGATGTAAAGGAACGTAGTGCAACTCCAGTAGGTTGCGTAACTGCTGACGTATCCATCAAAACACCATTCCAAGGATTATGAGCCAAATCAATCTTTGAAGTTGTATCAAGAGCCACTAAAAGCGGGTCTTCAAGATTTACAACTGCTCCAGTTTGAGCTGAAGTATAAGCCAAATGACTGGCTACTTTCAAAGTCTGCCCAATACCTGTTCCATAAGAAACACTAAGAAATCCTTCAGCATATTCATTAGCCGCAGAAGTGGTTGCCCCGTGAGTAAAGGTAATAGATTTTGCCCCGACTACTGCCGCTGACGTAACTGCCATTGTTATGGTAGCCGTATCAATTGCAGGAGATTGAGTAAGATAACCAATGGTTATTGCCTCGCCCATCTTAGCATATCTAAAAATTCTACCGTCTGCTGTTTCTCCCTTCTGACCTAATGCGTGCTGTTGGTATTGGTGTTCTGTCCAAATATCCGTTGCCGCTAAACTTACTATGTTTGCCATTTTGTTTCACCCCCCTCTAAATTATGTAATTTTTAATATACCTAAACCATTCTTGCAAACTACTATTATGTGTTTGCACCAATATTTATCTCACCACTTTCCGCTGCCGTTATAGATTGACCATAACACCCTGCAACGTGCATCGTTGTTGGAATCTTGGCCGCTGTACCAGCTGCGAGCCATGTAAGGGTTGTTCCCGTATTGCTTGATTGTGCACCAAAGAAATTTCTGGTCAACATACCCGTGCAACCTGTGGCATCAATAAATCTCAGAACTGAACCTGAACCGATTGCTGGTAACTGTTGGAATATATTATTATCAATTACAACTCCATTCATTCCAGAACCTCCTGCTAAGTATAAATTTACATCTACACTTGCGGCTGGCCCTGAAAAAATATTGTCTTGAATGATAACATCCTGTGGAACTGAATTTGAAGTACCTTTTAATAACACATCACAGACGTTTTTATAGAATCTGTTTCCTATAATCCGTACCTGCCATGCGTTTCCTTCCGCACTCCACATTATGGCTCCACCAGTTCTTCCATCAGTTGCAGTTGTACCTACACAGTTTTTGAAGTGACAACCTGTTATGGTTGTACCAAAAGCTGTTTTGGTAGAATTATCATCATCCAGTAGAATACCTCCACCAGTTGATGAAGCTCCATTAAATCCAAGATTGGCAATATAACAACCTGCGGCTCTCACTGTGAGAAGCGCGGTTGAACCTGAACCTTTCTTGATTTGTGGGAGTCCACCTTGCGTAAGCCCTCTTGAAATTCCGATTAGAGATAAATGAGGAGTTCCGTTTGGAATTATGATTGTTTCAGCATAATTCGTTGGGTCTCCCGTATTATCAGTAATCTTTTTCTCTGCAACAAATACCACATCTCCTGCCCCTGCTGCCGTTACACCTTCTTGGATTGTTATAAATGCTTTATCCCAAGATTTTCCGTTTCCCGATACTGACCTATCTCCATCTACAAACCAATACTTAGCAGATTTAGTCATATATCCTACTCCGACTAAATCTTCAGGATACCACTTATGTCCAAAAGTTCCAACAGCTGGCATATATTTACTTGCTTTTCCCATAATTTATTTCACCCCCATTTTATGTAACTTTTAATGACTATCCACTTATCAAAACGGCTACCCGCAAAGGTAGCCGTTTCTATACCCTTTGCAATTTTTCCCTCCTGAATTTTACTCGTCAAGGGCGGTTAATTTTCAATCCGAATTATCCTGTGATACCTGTCAGTCTTCCATGATATCTTGGAGCTGCAGAAACTAAATTACCCTCCAAAATAAACTGGCCAACTTCTGAATACTGATTGGTTGGTTCTTTTAGACCACTCCAAGAGAATCCAGTTGTCTTTGGTGCATCTTCATAAACTCCGTCTATGTTTGAAGAAGCAAGGCTAACGGTTTGATATTTATGAGATTTCAAACCATACCATTGCAAATATTCTTCATTTAACATCCAAAGAGTCTGAGCCGTGCACTTTTCATCCCGAACCAAAGGAACTCCTCTGTAAAAAAGTGCATCAAAACCTAATTCACCCTGCAAAGCTCCTCTGTCTTTGGCAATGCCAGTTCTTGTAACCTGTGCATAACCTGAAGCATTATAATTTGCTTGAACTGTCGGTTGAAGCAGAGCTTCATAGATTGTCCAAATAGCTTCAGTTGTTACGATAAGAGTTGGTCTTTTGCCTCCTCGTGTGCAGTTGTCATACAAAGCACCCATTAAATCCGTTGTTAAAGTTCCACCACTGGCTGTGCGTGTCGCCTTCAACATTGTATAAGTGCTTCTTGACAATCCACCATAGGTTGTAACCGAGGTCGTGTCGTCCACGATAGCATCAAGTCCTAAAAAGTCCTTGTTGCTGTTTCCAGTACCATCTCCATAGAATAAAGTTCCGATAGAGTCAATCATATCCTGTTGGGTTGATTCCATTTCTACCTTAACTAAATTCAAAACTCCAGCTGGGGTTGCGTTGACATCAACTTCCATTCCTGACAAAACTACTGAATGATAGTAGCCTCTTGGGTCAAAAGACAATGTTTGTCTTGTATTGACTTTGGCAGTTGAAAATGTGTCGAGTCCCGAAAAAGAACCACCTGAAGTAGATTTTTGGTATTTAATAGGAAACCTTAAAGTCTCACCATTCCACGGCTTAGCATTTCCAAGAAATCTTAAAGCTAAGACGTTAGAATTTAAAATATTATCTACCACTTTTGGAACAATTTCATGATTGGTGATAGAAGTAATATATGTATCAAATGTCATTTTGTTTCACCCCTTTTAAAATAAATTTATAATTATTGTCCACTAATTTTTTCGGCAGCATCAGCTACAATGTCATCAAGAGTCCTTCTTTTGAAAGACTTATATGGCGTTGTTGCCTTTGCTCCACCTTCTGTTTTTTTGGACGAGCCTATTGGGGCTACCCTCTTTCTTAAAGCCTGTTTCTCACCACGTTTCTCGGCATCCACCTCCAGTTGCATGATTTCCCATGCCTTGTTGATGTCACCAAGACCGTACTTGACTGCAGTATTTAATAAACGTTTCTCATCAAACTCACCCTTCTCAGTTTTTAATTGAGAAAGAGCACTATCAAGAGCTTGGTCTTCCTGCCTCTGTTGGGCAGTTGACTGCTCCTGTTGACGTTGAAGGTCAGCTATTAAGTCTTCCTTAATCTTTTGCTGAACCTCACCCCACGTTTTGGGTTGCCACTCTTCCTTTGGAGTCGGTTGAGTTCCTACCCTTATGGATAAGTCCTTCAACTGACGCTCCAATTCGTCTACTCTTTGGGCTTTCGAGTAAACCTCTTTCCATCGTGGATGTTCATGGAAAGGAACATTCTCATCTTGACTGCCTTGTTCAGGTGCTGTCTCAGGAGTCTTCTCTGCTGGTGATTCAGAGATTTCGACATCTCCCACTTCGGTTTTTCCAATCTCACCAAATCCTGTATCGTCTAACATATCCTTTTTCACAGATTTTAGCGTTGATGTGACAACGAAGGATTGACGATTCCTTAAAATACTAACAATGAGAGTATAAAGTGAAGAAGAAATTTTGTAAAATCAACTACTTTTTTAATTTACGTTTTATAGCAGGAAGGTTCCTTTGGTTAGGATATTCCTTACTCCACCTCTTGACTATTTTGGGATGTTTAGCATACATAAATCTACGTTGTGATTCTGATTGAAATGGCATAGTTATTGTGGATAAATTTCAGGACCATAATCTTTTCCTTTAATATTTGCTTTTTCTTGTCTCCTCACTACTGCATCTGTCTGACCTAAAATATTATTTATTAATTTATTTTTTCTACCTGATTTATAGTTCGCAACCCGCAAATTACTAACCGCTCTTTCTGCAACTGGTTTAATATACGGATTCATTAAAATTGGATTAGTTAAACCATGTAATCCTTCATAAGTTCCTCTATTTTTAAATTCTGCTGGAACTTTTTTAAGCAACCAATCTTTTGGAGTATTTTCTTTATTAAAAAAGGGTTCTTTTATATTTTGATTTACTTCTTTTTGATAAGTTTTAAGTTTTCGTATAATTGCTTCAAGGTTGGTCATTTTGTCCTCCTTGTGGTTGTGATTGTTCTACTGGTTGTTCGGTTTGTTGTCCTTGTGCCTGTTCCTCCCCGACATGATTTTGATGCAATGCTTGAATTATCGGGTCAAGTGCCTCAAATTGTGGGCCATTGATAAATGCTTCATGGACTGCCAAATGCGGTTGGTCAGCCTTATCATAAGGTGGAACATTCTCTCCCCCGTTCATTCGGTCTATCTCTGCTTGAGCAACTTGTTTTGAGTCCTGCATTGGGGCTTCAATTCCGAAGTTTTTAGCAAGTATTTCCTCTTGAACGGCAGGAGGCAGAGTTTCAAGTTTAACCGTGATTGAGTAGTTTTTCTTCTCATTCTCTGGAGTTTTTGCCTCGGCAGCTTTAGCGGCTTCTTCCTTTAAGTCTGGGAAGAGAGAAACTGGGTCGTTCTTCCACTGGAAAAGTCTCTTGGCGGATTCGGTGGGATTGGGCCATTCTAATCTTTCAAAAAGCGTTATGGGGTCAATATTTCCCTGTTGCATTAAGTCCAATGCTTCCTGTCGTTGGGAGACCTTATCAACTGGTAACGTTGACCCTTCTTTAACGGAGATTTCAATTCCCTGTTCAATTGAATCACGGGAATATTCAATAACTTGTTGAGCTCCGTCTTTTCCGATAATTCTGGCATAGTGGGTTTGAGTAAAGTAAACTTTCATCATGTGCATCCATGCCTTATAAAGTTCATCAGCCACTTCCTCCAGCCCCCGAACCAGTAAGTCAATTCTTCCAAAATCAGCTTCCCGTAAAATCTGTCTTCCGCCTAAAGTTTCCCTCCCCTGCCTCTCACCTCTGGTTGTTGAGTGAGTTCCCGCTACGTTATCAACTGAAGATTTAAGCCCTTGAAGTGACTCGTAGGTGAAAGGAGCCAGTTGTTTGGCAGGTAGCCGTCCTATCCCTTCAGCTGGGTTTCCATGTTCCACCCACACTTTATCTTCTGGGTCGCCAGTATATTTAGCCAGTTCCTCCTTGGTGATAAAGTCCCCGCTTCCCATCAAGACTCCGTTATCCGAAAAGTTGTCATCAATCTGCCTCTGCCTCTTATTTATCCCGTCCTGTAAAGGCATAATCTGCTCCACAAGTGAAGTATCATCCCAAACATTTTTACCAAGATTAAAGACGGAGTAGAAAATATAGGGAATTTTGGGTTTATCAAAATAATTATGGTAGTAAACTTCCCCCTCAATTTCCTGACCGTTCTCGTCAGTCGTTTTATTTTCAACTCCAGTATAATCAAAGTTTGGGTTCTTGAGTTTCTTGAAAATTAAGGTCTTGTACTTCCAACAAACGTACTCGGATGTCCAAAACTCCACATATTTAATTTTTGTTGCCAGTCCTTTTTGGTCAATCGTAGTTGGGTCATAATTTCCATCTTTATCTTGAGTGGCATTAAGTCCAAACTCCTTAATTACCTCACCAACCTTCTCAGGGAATTTCTTTAGGATTTCAGAAAGCGAATCTTCCAAGTATTCAACCACATACTCCCCGTTCTTATCTATAAGGATATTCTGGGGCAGGACATATTCGGTTACAATATCATCAATATCTGGGTCGTATTTGTATTTTAAGATTCCAATCCTTCTAAGCATATTATGTCTGGTTATCATTTGGAATTTACCCTTCATTTTCTGTTTTTCAAACAAAGCCAGTAAAATTCTCTGGAGATTTTTGGCGTGTAACACCGACTCTGGGGTATTGGACTCCGATTTAGTTACGGGTTCGGGAGTTTTTGAAGTGATAATGGGGATGATTGTCTCAACCGTCTGGAAAGTGATATTCTCAACCACTCTTGATTTGAAGTCCCGCAATTTTTTACTGTCTATCTGTTTCCCCAACCAATAATTTTGGTTTAATTCGCCAATTCTGTCCAACTCATCATAGTCCTGTTTTGCTTTTGTTATCCGTTTATTGATAAGGGAGACTAATTCCTTGTCTTCAATATCTAAAGACAACTCATCAAGTATTTCATCTTTCCCTTCTGTAGCTTCTTTTATTTTGTCTGCCATAAGTAAAATATAATCTAAAATTCCAAATTATCAAATCAACTGATTGCATCTTCAATCCTTATTTCTTCCTCTTCTAATTTTTTTATTGCATCCCACTTGCTCTTTTTTTCCGCACCAACCCTGCAACCCCGCAAGTATCGGGAAATGTATTGAATAGCCTTCTCTAAAACTATAAATGGACTGTCATCCTCAATCCATACTTCGTGGGATTTCCTGTCGCTGCAAATTTGACAGGAAAAAAACCAGTGGGCTTTGTCTTCAGTTGACTCAAGGCAAATATTTTCCACCCTCATATTTTTTATGATTTTAATCAGGTATTGTTCTATCATACATATCTCCAGTCTTTGGGTTCTTTTTCAAATATTGGCTTTCCTGGCATGGTGTCATCAACTATCTCAAATGACGGCTCACCATGAAGGCGGGAAGAAAAAGAATTTTTAACCACCGAACCCCTCTTTTCAGAATATCTCTTCAGACCAATTAAAAAGTAGTTAGTTGCGTGACAGTTTGAAACAAGAGCTCCATTAGCGAAGTATTCGTGAACATCTTCAACCTCTAGGTTGTATACCATGTCTTCTTCTCCACACTCTTGCTTGGAAACGATGGTTACATCTGGGGGAACAGTATTTTCCACCTGACCGAGAAATTGTTTGAGATGGTTTATTACATTCAATACAGTTGAATTTTTTTGGAACTTTAAGAACAATGGAATTAAAAGCATGTTTAGAATGCCACGCTTTTCCTTCTGGTGTTCTTCTCCATATATGTGATAATTTATTGATTTTTTTAAGATGTTCTTTATTTTGTTTTCTCCGTTGTGGATTTTTGAAACTTTCTTTTGCATGTTGGGACATATGGAGACTTCTTGAGATACATTCAAGATTGGAAATATCATTGTTAAGCGAGTTACCGTCTTTATGGTGTATTGCACAACCTTTTGGAAATTTTCCATGAATAGACATCCAAATTTCCTGATGAAGTCTTTTCCTACCTTTATAATGTTCAGTACCATTTGAATTAAAATACACCCTATCAGAACGATTAGGAGAATCAGGATACCTCCTATAAGTAATACCTTTGAATATGATTGCTTCTTGCATGTTTCTATTATATCACCATAGTTCGTAGAATGTAAGTCAACGAAACCTTTATCTTTAATCCAGATTTTATGGTCGGGAGTTCCAATAAGAGATTTTCTATTTGAGAAATTAACTTTCATTACCTTTGCGTTCTTCCTTGTCATCCAAGAACGAAGAACTTTCCTATATCCTTTTCTTGTTAAAACCATATCCCCAACTTTTACTTTCTTGATAAGTATTTCTCCCTTTGAAGTTTCAATTAAAGTTTCACCAACTAAACAAAAATGGTCTTTTCCCGTTGACTCCCAGATAAATTTGGGCACTCCCAGGAAATCCTCCTCCACCAATTTATACATAGTTGACCAGTGTTTTACAAATTCTTCTAAATCATAAGGTTTCATCTGGAATTTAATCTTTCCCGAAGCTAGCCAATCTATAACCGTCTGTAAAGTTCGGTTTCGGTCAGCCCAGACATAACCCCAGTCCTTGTTCTCGCCCCACTTGGTATCTACCGCCCTGTCCTTGTCTTTGTGGTAGTAACAGAGGTGGACTTTGTGAGGATATTTTTCCCTCAACTGGCGGGGAACGGTCAAGTCGGGAAGGGCATCCATGATAAGTACCGCATCAAATTTATTTCTCAGGTTCTCAATATCGTCCCACTCCTTAGTGCTCCCTACTTGGAAAATTCCCTCCTTATTTCCCAAAACATAATGTTTTTTCAACCCTTGGTCAACCCCCATAATACAGTTGGTTTGGGAGTTTGGAGTTTCAACCACGTTTTTTAAGATAAGGGAGGCATCAATGATGGTGTCACTGCCCATGTAAGGTTTGCCTAAAACAAAATTATAGAAGTAGGCCTTGTTTTTATCCTCCTCCTCCAAAATCAGATTTTTAACATCTATCCACTCGGCCATCATCTGGTTAATCCAGTACCCTTTCATCTCCCGACTGGGGTATTTAGCGACCCATTCGCCATGAGTCCTGTCGTAATTCTCTATTTTCTTTCCGCACCTGAAACAGATGTAGCGGCCATTGGCTTTGTCCACATTATTATCCCAATCCATGTACTGGTAATGTCCACAGGAGGGTTTTATAAACCAATGGTTCTGGGTTGAGAGGGTGAATTTTGCTCCTACTCCAGCCGTTGGGGCTGAAGGATTGGAAAGGAACCACTCGCCGTGATAGGGAGAAAATTTGACCCTTGAGGAGTAAATGTCAATCGTTGACAAGTCGCTTCGGTCTACCTCATCATAAACGTTTAAATCGGAAGACAACATAATCGCCTCTTTGCTGGTGAAAGTTCCCTTGTAGAAGATAAACGAGTCCCCGACTTTCTTGGTTTCTATGGAGTCTTTGTCCTTAACCCATTTGTAAATCTGGGAATTATTGTTTACGATTGGATTGACTTTGGAAGGTACAAACTTCCTAACGTCCTCTACTGTTGGGAGCGTGTAGATAATATTCATGTTTCTAAACTTCGCCATCCAAAAGGTTTTTAGAATCATCATGATTGAGAGACCCATCTGGGCTGATTTCTGGTAAACCTGGCGGGGAGACATATCACAAAAAGGCTCTATAAGGTATTTATGCCTCTTGAAAGAGATGGGAATTGCCCTCTCACTCTTCATTTTGTTAGCGTAAATCCAGACCAAAGGATTAACTGATTGAGCCTCGTAGATTATTTTTGTTAACTCTTCTTTGGTGAATTCCTTATTATCCATATCATTCTTTTTTTAAGGCATCTATAATTGTCTTACTAATTTTCTCCAGAGTTTTGGTGTCATGAGTAATTACGATTGGTTTGTCTTCATTTCCCTCCAAAACTGCTATCTGTTTGTATCTTGCATCCCTTGATTTAAGATAGAAAATTTCAGGTATGGGAGATTTGCTTTTGAACTTCTGGATAAGGGATTCCTCCACCTGTTCGTTGACTATCTGCTGGGCCTCCTCGAATTTGAGCTTGAATTTTGGGTCTTTCATCCAAGTCCTGTAGGTGGAGTAGCGGATGTTGGCCTCTTTGCAGGACTTGTAGATTAATCCTCCTTTTTCAATGAAGGCCCTGACAAAGTCAATCTGTTTGGCGACCGTTCCTTTCATATAGGGAGTGATGACCTTCCCATCTTTGATTTCTACTCCCCTAATGATTTCTTTACTTTTCGTGAGGGTATTTACCATAGGCTTTTTTAAACTCAGGATTTGGCCTCCCGTCTTTGTTAGGTTGGATTAAATCCTTGTAATGTTTCCGTCTCATTTCATCTTTCTTCTGTTTCCATCCTAAAGTATAGGCATCTACCTTGCCTAAACCAGTCTTACCGACAACCGAGTAGGCATGGACTTTGCTACATTTAGCACAATAATAACTTCTTGTCACCCACTCACGGTTTAGGGGTCTTTCCTCAAAATTGCACTTCAGTTGTCCGATTTTTGGCCTCATCAGCTCTTCAAATTTCATAGAATGGTTTCTTTCCGACTATAAACTTTCCTCTCAAACTCCTGTAGCTTCCGTTTACGCTCCATGTCAGGTTCTTCAGATTTCAGAATAGTTCCTTTCGGTTTAATCCCGTCTTTTACTAATTTTTTTTCTAATTTTGGAATCTCACTTTTTCCTGAAGGTGGATTTACATAATAAAGAAAGAGGAAACTTCCAACGAAAGACCCAAGGAAAGACCCCAGTAGACTCAAAATAAAGAGGAACATAATTAAATCTACTACAATATTTAAAAAATGTCAACTATCTACAAAAATACGGACCACAGGGTGGTCCAAGGTCATGATTCAGGAAATACCACCATGCGTAAATAATCAGTAAAAACATCAACCATAGAAATATCTTAATCATATTTTCTTTTGAAATTTCTTTATCCTTGTCCTTAAATTACCATCCATCAAAGCCCAAGGGTCCATAGGATACATCTTAGATATATCTGCCGTAATCTTTTTTATAGCTTCCTCCTTGTTTTTAAACCCGTTCCTCTGCCAATTAGGAATCATATATTTTTCCCACCCGCTTTCCAATTAAAATATTAACACACTTTTCACAGTACCATTTATGGTCTATGGTTACATCCCCATTTTCATTCTCGTAGGTAATAAGATAAGTCTTGTAAGTAACTCCTCGCTCAAAATGTCCCTGACACCAACCCTCCTTAAATGAGAAATGATACTCACCAAAATTAGGCAGCTTAACTTCTTTAACTTCAATTTTTTCTAATTTTTCTCCGTCTTCATGTGTAGACACTACTGTATCATCTGTAGACACATCAGTAACTTTAACCCCTATTTCTGGAACTATGTAAAATAAGGTTTTCCCTTTGGCAGTTACGGCAAGGGGTAGCTCCCTTATATACCTATAAATATTTTTTCTGAAATCAATTATACTAACTTTAACTGTAGACATATGTAGACACATGATAACACAACTGTAGACACTTGTAAAGTGATGTGTAGACACATTGTACTTTTAGAGCGTATTATCAACAAAAAAAGGGAGGGGTACTTAAAAACTACACTCAGGGGGAGAGGGAATAGTCAATAATCACAAGGCTACCCCCATGAGTTACCCTACCTCCCTTGAAATTCTGGGAGTCTGAAGTCCTAAACCTTGTCCTATCAAGCTAAACTTGAATTAAACAAAGGCAGGGTATCACTTATGTAGTGTGTCTTATAGTTTATGGGTGATGTGTATTGATGTAGTTAAGTGTCAGAATAGTACGTCGTCTATTATAGCATTTACGACGTTACAACTTTAGCTTCAATTTGAGGCTGTGAAGAAATAATCGTAACGCAATCTCAAACCTGTTTTGTTGCTTTGTTGCTGTTCCTTTTGGTTGTTACTTGCTGTCTATTAAAATGGTTCTTTATGGTTTGGGGTTTTAACTGTCCTGTTTTTTTATGGCTTATAATGGTCTTTCTTTCTGTCTTGTAGTTTGCTTTTGTTTTGCTGTCTATTTGCTTAAGGTTGTATTTTCTCTCGTGTAGGGGTTCAAGGCTAAACGGATAAACTTTTAAGAGCTGAGCCTATAAAAAACAACGTAAAATGCCCCACGTTGAACGTTATCAAGTGTTAAGCTACCTTTCATCCTTTATTATATAGTATATTGTATAATACTTTGTACAAGTTTATTCTCCGCAAATGATGTTTTTTAGGCTCGTTTTCTTGCGGTTATTCTGGTTCATGCCTATGGTTTTAGAGCTAGTGTTCATACTGTATCAATCTATATAATTTCTTTGTTAAATACTCTTGACATAAGTATATTGTATACTGTATCATCAAGGTACAGGATTAAATAAATATAAGCACTTTAACAATTAGGTTTAACACTTTAGACAAGACACCTTCGCCCTTTATTATAAATTGGCGTAGTCTTGGTTATCTATGTGGAAATATAGAACTTGTTTATATTCTCATAAACGAAAAAAGCAACCTCGTTATTGGGTTATAACTTGTAGATGTTGTAAAGAAAAATGGATTGTAAAAAGTAATCCTGTTGGGGAAATAGATAGACATTGTAATAATGGTTGGGGATTAAATCAAAATCATAAAGAGCCATATATTACCCACGAAAAATGGATTTCTCCTAAAACGGATGAGCTTGGATTTTTCTTTACATTTTAATAATAGAGGACAAGCGGGAAATAATTCCCGTCTTGTTTAAGGTGTTAATAATCAGATATCAACGAAGTATTTTTACTTGGTTGATATTCGGTTATTATAAATTTATATTTTAATTATATGACCTACTCTAAAACTGAGAGGGAACAATATAACGAGTATAGGTTGGCGGTTTGTGAAAAGTTATCAATTAGAGAGCTTGACTATAACGCTTTTAGGCGATTAGGTCAGAAGCTATGTAATATTTATGTTCAATCTTGTAATGGTGAGATTGACGAAATAGAGTACGAACAACAGGTAAGACCGTTATACATAAAAGCGGAGGCATTAGCGAGACGCTTAAAACTTGAAATATATTTTCAGACTGACCCAAGAGGGAACACAATATATTTAAGCAAAGAAAAGATAGTAGATAATGACTATACACGAAATAGCATATCAATATATTAATTAATAGCTTATGGGCTTTATGGATAAGCATAAAGCTCTGAAAGTTAGAAATTATAAATTGAGATTAATATCTCACAAAAAATATATGAAGATTTACGACTTAGACGGGGTGGATATTGATGAAGTATTTAGAGAGCTTGAAAGCCTGGAAGAAAAGAAAAAGGAAGTAAGGAAAGAAGAAAAAGAAAAAGCAAAAGAACGGTTTGATAATTATAAATTAAAACTAAATGGAATATGAAATCAACTAAAAAAATGATTGATTGGCTGTATAAGAGTGATGATTGTTCGGATTTTCAAAAGGGGTTACGTTTCAAAATGTGGAGTCGTTACATTATGAGAAAGTTTAATGCGGTTGATGTTTCCAATTATAAGTTAAATGACAAAGAATTTTCGTTACTTGAAAAAGTAACAGGAATAAAAGTATGAAAACAATAGATAGAATGATTATTGAAAATCTTGAACAACAGATTGAAATTTTAGAAGGTAAGGTTGATTTATTAATGGGACATATTAAAAAGTTAGAAAAAATTATAAAAGATTTAACAGAAAAAATATGAATACAAAAAAATGTAAACATAGTATAACAACTATGTCAAAGGTTGGGTTTGATTTTAGATGTGATAAATGCGGGGGAATAGTCCTTGATATGAGTGAAGATAATTTTACTGATAACGAATATATGGAAGAAGTAAAAAGAGAAAATGACGAAGAAGCAAGAATGGAAGAATTAGACCGAATGGACTACAATTTTGATAGAAATTTTGAGAATGGCACTTTTGATGAGGGGGTGTCAAAATGAAATACAAAGACTTTGAGGACTTTTTACGGAAAAAACACGCTGACCAGTACACAGGTACTGATGACTTAATGCCTGATGATTATGAAGATTGGTTAATGGATTTGAGTGCTGATGATTTTATTGATTTTGGGAACGAATACGGGAAAGTAATTAAAAGTTTCATGAAGTTTCATGGAAGAATTAGCAATTAATTATGAAAGGAGAACATATGAATAACTTTTTAACAAAGAAAGTAGAAAAGAAAGCGGGAGAAATAGAGAGAAAAGGGAAAAAGTTTATAAAGAGATTGAAAGTTTATGCGGTAGCTCTTGGTGTTGGGTTGTTTGTTATTGGTATGTTTTTGGCTTTTATGAACGTAAGCCGTTGGTATGACGAGAACAGGGTTTTGTTTCAATTCCCGATTATCATTAAATTACAAGCCCCTGTAAGGATAGAGAAAAGAGCTAAAAGCGTGAAAATACAGGCGTCTGATAGGGTTAAAAGCCCTGTTGTACTAAGTCAAGCTATCCCTGTACCTTTAACCGAAAAAGAACAAATTTTAGCCCAAAAACATGGGGCGATATTATGGAAGATATACGGACTTGAAAGTACTTGGGGAAAGGCTGACGGTTGTAGATTAAATAATAAGGGTTGGGGAGGGTTTGGGGTAATGAACGAGGGGCAAGTGATTTGTTATGAAAGCTTTACGAAAGCTGTTGAACGTGCCGAGTTTTGGCTTTCTAAGATGAACCCTGATAAGAATTTGAATGAAGCTTTGTGCCTATGGAATACAGGTATAAGACAACCAATGTGTAATTATTCTATAAGTTATGAAAATCTATGAAATATCCTTATTTATTATTAAATGGTGTATTGTATTTATGTATTGATGATGATTACCTAAACAAAAGAAAAAGAGAAAAAGAAAAGAACACTTTAAGGCTAACAGGCAAGAGTAAGTTTGTCAAGCTGTCAAGCCCCCTTGCGGGAAATATACGGGAAAAGATATTGAACGCTATTAAGGGTTTAGTTGAGCTGTATAACGAGTTGAAATTATCAGTATAATACTGTATACTTTATATAATTAAAAGTTAATAAATAAAAAAAGAAATGAAACAATCTTTGAAATCAAAAATAATAGAGATGACAGAGGCGGGAAAGACACCGATTGAAATAACAAAAGAATTGGGTACTTATTCAAGCTATGTTTATGGAATACTCTCAAAATATAAAATTGAGAAAGAGTTGAAAAAATTAAAAGTTTTAAATAAATAATAGTTATGAAAGCTATTCATCTAAAAACTATAATAACTTCAATTAGAAGTAAGGTCGACCATTCTCTTGGACTCAGTATTTCAACGCCAGAATTAACAGTTGAGGAAAGTGCCGAATTTATGAGATTACAAGGAATTGAGTGCGAAACTCTTTTTGACCCACTAACAACCAAAGAGCCTCCACACGAAGTTAAGAGTGAAATATCACAGAAAACACAAAGTCAAAGACTTCGCTCTGTTCTTTTTATACTTTGGGAACAAAGAGGAAAAAAAGGAACATTTGAAGATTTTTATAGAGATAGAATGGAAGAAATTATAAATGCTATTAAAAATAAATTTGATAAATAATATGGAAGAACCAAAAAATTCCGCAACTTTCAGTATGACCACGCTTGGTGGGTTTAACGTACTGTTTACAATTAGAGAGGGTGATATTAAAGCTACTAAGGATTTAGTTAGCTTGGTTGTGGCGGTTGATAAACATTTTACCGAGGTTGGGTTTAAGCCACAGGTTAAGTCATTTGGTGGTGGGTTTCCAAAGAAAGAAAAAGAGTACACAGGAGATATTTGCCCTAAAGATAGTGGTCGCTTATATCATATGGTAACTAAAACTGGTAAAGATATGTGTAAGTGTGAGAATAGCAAGTATGATTTTACAACTAAGACAAGCTCTGGCTGTGATTTTATAGCTTGGGGTAAAAACTTAGAGGACGCTAAAGTACAAAAAGCTAAATGGAACGCAAGTAAAACCGTTACAGCATTTGAAGCGGATAATCCTAATTTCTAATATGAATGTTAGTTTTTGTCCTAAATGCGGATTTCCGCTTGTAAAAGATAGAACAGTTAAATATCTAAAAAAAGAATATAAAGAAATGTTAAGCGGATTTATGAGATGTGAAAATTGTAAGATAAATTATAAAACACCATTAACCTTAGATAATGAGGAATGGAAAAAGAAAACAAACTAATATGAAATACGATAAATATTTGTTTCATTGCTCAATGCTCCCTTTATTGACCACAAAGAGTAGAGTTAAGGGAGAGTTATCTGAAACCTGTA